GGTGTGCTGCACCTGCTCGATCAGGTACTCGTGACCCTTCTGGGCGAAGCGGCGACGCTCCTCAGTGTCCAGGTACACGTAGTTGGCCCACACCTCGAACACCTGGGCGGAGGCGCCGAAGTAGTTGGTGAAGTAGGAGGTCAGGTCGAAGTCGAGGCGGACCTCGTGGTACTGCAGGGCAATCAGAGGCAGGTACAGACCGGGGTTGCGGTTGAAGAAGAACAGCAGGGGCAGGTACACGCTGTTCACGTTGGTGGCATCAGCGGTAGGGACGGGGCTGGATGCCATCTTGCCATAGTTGATCTTGTCGCTCTCGCCCAGGAAGGTCTCGGCGTACAGGCGGAACCAGGTCTGGTAGTGCTTGTCGATGCGCTGACCACCGATGGTCAACTCAACGGCTGCGATGGCACGCTCAGCCACCCAGCACATGTCAATGTTGGTGTTGGTGGAGGTCAGGTTAGAGGTGTTCAGCTGCGTGGGCTGCAGGCGAACGTACATGTTGCCGACCAGATCGCCGTTGCGGGCAATGGTCACGGACACACGACCGGAGTTGGAGGGGGTACCGTTCACCGTCTGCTGGATGTTCTCCATAGCAAAGTTGGTGTGGCGCTTGTACACAGCCTGGAAAAAGGTCACCACGGGCTGACCAGTCAGATACACATCCTGAGCACCGTAAGCAACGAGCTGCATAAGTCCACCGGCCATTTTGTACTATATTACAAGAAAAAAATTTAGACCAATTTAATTTGCAAAAGCGAGACCACCCATTCCAGATGCAATTCTCAGGATGTTGTAATTGACGGCAAACATTTGCTGAACCAGACCGTTGGGCATTCCCGTCTTGAGGCTGACCGCCACTTGCGCCATGTCTATGCGGCTGAAATTGCAAGCGCCACTTGGCTGAAGCTCCTCAGGCTTGAGGGCAAATGAGTATACGTAGATACCTGGATAGGGGTGACCGGTGTGGTACTGGTAAGACTGGTACTGATTGTACCATTTGCCAAACTGCTCGGCAGCACGATCGGTGCCGTTCAGAATCAACTTGAACTTGTGCAGAGGACCCACCTCCTGCCCGTACGTTACGTTGGCAGTGCCGTACTGTGGCAGACCTGCCTCGACCCAGAGAACGTTGCCTGTGAGCACGTTGGACTGAGCAAAAATAGTTCCGTTCTGGGCAACGGAACCAGCTGCGGTCGAATAAAGTGGAGCCGAAAGAACGGATGGGATATACAGCATTGGAGACCCGGTATTGTGGGGCTGTGTAAGAGCACCAGACTGAGCCAAATTGTTAGTATTAATGGTCACATTCACGTTTGCCACGTTAGACGAAAAGTTCCACATGGCGTTGGGGTTTGAGTTGGGTGCCGAGTTCTGGTAAACCCAAATGAGCTCCTTTACTGGGTGGTTGTACTGCATGCGGATGACGCTTGGCGTGTTCTCGCTGGAACTTCCGACTGGGTCGCCGTTCACGTACTGGACCTGCTCGATGAGGTACTCCTGGTTCTTGGTGGCAAACTTGTCACGCTCCTCCTTCTCCAGGTACATGTAGTTTGCCCATACAGTTGGTGGGTTAGTGCCGAAGTAATTGGCATAGTTGGCGCTAATTGTGAAATCGATGCGCACCTCGTGGTACTGCAGTGCAATCAGTGGCAGGTACAGACCGGGGTTGCGGTTGAAGAAGAACATCAAAGGCAGGTAGACATAACCGGTCGAAGTCTGGTTCACGTTGTTGGGGACGGGCAGGGAAGTGAGCTTTCCGTAATTGCACTTCTTTGAATCATCCAGGAAGCACTCTGCGTACAGGCGGAACCATAGCTGGTAGTGCTTGTCAATCGACTGACCACCGATAAAGAGTTCGATAGAGTTGAAAGCACGCTCGGCAACCCAGCACATGTCAGCGACGGAATTGTTGGATGTCAGCTGACCTGAAGATGTGGGGGTAGGCTGGAGAACGACCCACATGTCACCAATCAGGTCGCCCGTGCGAGCAAGCGTCACGGAGACGAGACCGCCGGGGTTGGGCTGCCCAGAAAGAGTCTGGGGAATTGCCTCAATTGCAAAGTTGGTATGGCGCTTGTACACCGACTGAAAAAAAGTGACTGTTGGCTTGCCAGTCAGATACACATCCTGAGCACCGTAAGCGACGAGTTGAAGCAGTGCTCCACCAGGCATTTTAGTATTACTCGCGATTTTAATTGAGACCTATTTTCTACATCATTAGTACAAATGTCTCAGCGTCGCTCACTGCCCCCAAAGACCCCAATGCCACCACCCCCAGAGGAGGAGGAGGAGGATGAGTTCGACGAGGAGGAGTTCGAGGATGGACCCGATATGTTCGAGGCGCTCGCGAGTCTGCTCGCCACTGAGGAAGGCGATACAATTGCGACCATTCTGTCGGGAACCAAGGATGCGACCGAGAAGATTGCTCTCCAGCTCGAGATGCAGAACAAGATTTTGGTCAAGATTGCGGCTTCATTGAGCAAGATGGTTCCCGTGACGCCAGTTGGAATTCCCGCTCCCGCCTAAAAACCAGTCTCTCGACAATTTCGGTTCAAGTTTAATAAGAGCCTATTGAGCCTTAAAAAAGTCTCGCGTCATTTTATCAATGGCAAGCACTCGAAAGGTCCACACAATTCAAAAAGATGTAACACCCGAACACGAAGAAGAAATTAGAATCGCAAATCAAACAAATGAAATCAATACATGGACAGTCGAGGAGCTTGAAACTTGCATCTCAAAAGCAGAAAAGGATGCGGGGTTTGACATTCGTGGGAATACACTCGCTTCTGAAAAGATGTGGGCATTTGTTCTCTTCCCTGAGAATCAGCAGAGGGATCAGGACAAATATCCTGAAAATTATGAACATGAACACATCAAAATTAGAAAGGATCGGTTTGTTAACAGTTGTAGAACCCTTCTGACTCGCATAGAGTCTCTTGGAGCAAACAAGACGCCGAGCAAAGACCTGAATGGAGACGAATTTACTCTTGAATTTCGAGTTCGGCGACTCATCGTGGACCGCAAGGAGATGTTCGACCAGTACCGCATATGGGAGCGCAGACACAACAGAATAAACAATCCTACCCTTGCAATTGACAATACTGACACGAGTCTGAAGGATGATGATGACATGTCCCCGTATCAAAAGATTCTTCTATATCTCCTTCATAGAGCGTACGACGAGGGATACCGCCGCTACAAGGGTCAGTGCTGTATCCAGATTCGCAATACACGAGCGTGGAGAATCGTCAAAGAGATCAAGGATTACATTTATGACGTCACGCAAAAGGAGGATGAGCCTGACATGTGGAAGAACTTGACAAGTCGTGGAAACCTGGTTTCTGATGTGGTCAAGCACTTGACAAACTGCAAGGATTTCCAGTTTCCAGAGATTAAGAAGGATCGTCACGTGTGGTCGTTTCAGAATGGGCTACTCATCGGTAAGGATTGGAATGAAACCGAGAAACAGTACAAAATTAAGTTTTATGATTACAATTCTCATGATTTCCGTGAGCTTGACCCGACCATTGTGAGCTGCAAGTACTTTGACGCGCCTTTTAGTCCTTACGACGAGCTTGAAGATTGGTGGGACATTCCAACACCTAACATGCAGCGCGTACTTGATTATCAGAAACTCGAGTCGGATGTTGCCAAGTGGATCTATGTGTTCATGGGGCGTCTGTGTTTCGACGTGAATGAGATTGACGGCTGGCAGGTGATTCCGTTCCTCAAGGGTATCGCGCGGTCGGGCAAGTCCACGCTCATCACCAAGGTGTGTCGCAAGTTTTACGAGACGGAGGATGTGTCCGTCCTTTCGAACAACATCGAAAAGAAGTTTGGGCTTTCGAGCATCTATAACGGCTTCATGTTCATCTCGCCAGAGGTCAAGGGTGATCTTCAGCTCGAACAGGCGGAGTTTCAGTCGCTCGTGTCCGGTGAGGATGTGAGCATCGCGCGCAAGTTTGACACGGCTCTGACGTTTCAGTGGAAGACGCCTGGTATCCTGGGTGGAAATGAGGTTCCAAACTGGAAGGACAACTCGGGGTCTATCCTACGTCGTTTGGTCACAATCAATTTTGGTCGTCAAATTGCAGACAATGATTCGGACCCGAATCTCGAAAAGAAACTTGATGTTGAAATTCCCACAATTTTGTGCAAGTGCCTGCGCGCATACCTTGATTATGCAAACAAATACAGCGACAAGGATATCTGGAACGTACTCCCCAAGTACTTCAAGACTATCCAGAGTCAGGTGGCATCGGTCACAAACTCACTTCAGCACTTTCTGGCATCCGAAAAGCTTCGGTTCGGATCGGATTTCTTTGTACCTCAAAAGGTTTTCATCACACACTACCAGCAGCACTGCAACCAAAATGCGCTTGGGGAGAAGCCCAGGTTCAACCAGGATATTTACGCAGGACCGTTCAGCTCGCGCGAACTCGAGGTTCGAACCGAGTCGCGCATCTACAACGGAGTTACCTATGCATTGCAGCCGTTCATCTTTGGACTTGACATTGTTTCAACTGAAAATTAAAATATAGTAAATAATATAGATGAGCTCTGCTCAACGGACCGCCGCCGCGAGAAAGATACAAAGCATCTTTCGCTCGAAGCGCGCTTTTCCTGAAAACTCAGGGATCATGACCAAGGGGGTGGTGAATGTGAGTAAAGTCAGGGAACGTTTAGAACGCGAATTAGGTGCGCGCAAACCAGGAATTTCCGCACCATTCGTCCCTGAACTTGACGAGATGATGACGCGTTTGAAAGGAAAACCTGTATATAAAACAAATTTCAGTGGAATATTCTTAAATGAGAATAATACTGTAACAAATGCAAATGTACAAAATGCGTTAAGATCAGAGGTGGCTCCTTTGAAGAGCTCGGGTATCCGCTTTTCCAAAACAAAATTGCTGTCCTTTGTAATTTCAATTCACACAAACGTGAATATTCACAAGATACTAACTGAAAAAGCACCTGAAGGAGGGTTTGGCTTTAAAGAAATTGTAGGATACACGCACATTGGGAAACCCCCTACTATTCAGTATTATAATAGAGAATGGATTGGAAGCCCGGTGGGAGTCAACTATATTTTCGCAAAAAGAACTAATCTCACACTGAGATTATCACGGGATGAAATTGTTATTTATGGTAGTGAGAATACCAAAGTTGAGTTTGCTCTTCAGAGATGCGTTTTGAACGGGTGGATATCTGTGAAAAACGCAGCAAATTTTCAATTTGACGTGAAAGTTGTTAACGGTGTATTCAAGGTGAATAAGAAGTTTAATCTCAAAAACTTGAATACGTTTCTTTATAATTCTCCACTTATCGAAGGTCATCCTTCTCTTCGCCAAGGCAAGGAGCAGATGATAGGGGGGGCATCTCCAAACAGGGGTTCGTCTCCTAAATCAGTTGGAAGTAATTCAAATTCGCCACTTTTGAACAGAGGCTGGCAGCCCGAGGTTATGTCAGAGAATCCTCGTTCTAATTTTCAATTGCGGAAGGAACTTGCAAAGGGGAGAAAAAATTACGGTGGTGGTGTAATCATCTCCACCTACGGTGGTCGGCATACAGCAGCTGAGAAAGCTGTAGTACATTTGTATCCAGAACCTGTGTCTCAGCCAGAACTAAAGAAGAAGCGTGCAAGAATGGCGAGAAAGACGCTCAAGTCCCTTGTATTCACACTCAAAAATCCCAAAATAACCTTTACGATATTTGAAAATGGAACAGTTACATTTATGGGTCTCAAGAAGATTGAAGACATTGATATTCCAAAGGAAATCTTCAAAAAGTTGTTCGAAGTTGCGGGAAGCGCAAATACCATGTTTGGTAGCCCCACGTCTAAGAGTGGCAAGACGAATTCTGAACGCCTCGCAGAGAGATACAAACTTGTAGCCGGAGGAAACTGGAATAAAACAAACAAATGGAGAATTCCAAATGGTTATTATATTCGTCCAGGAGTTGATGGAAAGCCACGTCTTTATAAATATGTTAAATTTTTAGAGGGTGGAGCTTTGAATAAAACTTTAAACTTGAAAGCCGTAGCTCCAAAGGTGAAAAAGGCATTTGAGAACATCGGACGGAAAATTCCCGAACATACACTCAAAGTGTTTAGAAATGCGGGAGCGCCGATACCTGTAGAAAATAAAAAGGTGGTTTATAAAAACCTGTCAAACCGTCGTGCCGGAAACTGGAATGCATTCAAGGCTGGACACTACGTAGTACCTGGACCTGGAAAACAGCCAATATTTAAAGAAATACCCAAAATACTTGGGGCGGCTGCTAAAACGGTTGTCAAAAAATACACCGAGGCTGGTGTAAATATCCCTAAACGTGTTCGCAACACATTTAGTATTCCTGCAAATGTCGTTACAGTGGGCAAAAAGACGCACAAACTCACAGTGTCAAACGGGGAACTGAAGATTAACGGTAAGCAAGCGAAACGCTTTACTCAATCTGAACTCCTATCAATAGCGCGCAACCTAAAAATAGCTGGAGCAACAAATTCGACGAATAAGAAGGGGCTCCTGAAGTTGTTAAATGCATTTCAATAGGTCAAACACCTTGTACAATAGCTTGAACAACTCATCCTTTGACTGAATCTTCCCCGGCTCTATAATCTCCATCTCCACCTGATAACTTGTGTCCTCGTCGCAGTCCTTGTCCTCCGGGTCCCCCTTGATCATAGTCAAGTCAATAGAGAGATTCTTGCGAACAAAAGACCAACGCTCCTTGGTCTTTTGCTTATTACTCGTCTCCTCACCGTCATACTCGAAGGGCTTTTCAGTTGAAATTCCGAGCCTGATATCAAAAGGGTGACCCTCAAGCGAAAAGTCATCCACCTTGACCCTCTGCTTGATGCACCCCACATGCTCTTCAGATTCATCGTCAACTGTCAGACGCTTCCCCCCGTCAAAATAATAGACAGTAGCGCTCGTATGCTTGGTCGTCTCCCAGCCTGTGTAGCCATTCAGACCGATAAGCAGCTTCTTGAACGTCTCCTGCCCTACATTCGTGTCAAAATTCTTCTGTGACTTGCGTCCAAATCTAAACTCAATTTCGATATTCTCCTTGTCCTTGTGAGAATTGATGATGCTTTCCCACTTGTCAAACAGACGGTGAGCCATCAAATTCATTTGCTTATTCTAACTCTTTTGTCTCTAAGACGTGACAAGACACGAAATCTCTTAGAGAGGAAAATCGTAATGAATACAAGTCGAAATGAGAGGTCTTTGGAATCTCGGAAATACATGCTATTTCAATACTGCGATTCAGTGTTTGGCACACGTTCCACCCTTGACGAATCACTTTTTTAAAGAAAATCTTGAAGGGTGCCCCTGTGACATTACTAAGGAGTACCAGAAGGTTGTGAAACAGTTATTTATCAAGGATGAAACCAAACCTGTAAGCCCGAGCGATCTCTTGGGAGCTTTTAGGATTCGATTCCCACGCTTCGATGCTGGTCGGCAGCATGATGCGCAGGAGGTTGTCCTTTTGATCATAGATGTTTTCGAAGAGTCACTCGGGAAGGAGTTCATCACAGATCTATTTAATGGGGAGGAGTCCCAGGAGACTTCATGGGAAGGGGGGTCTTCCACAATTACTAACCAATTTACGACACTTATTCTCGATGTGTCCGAGCCATCTCGTCTACAGGATTTAATTGGGGACAAACAAAAATCAATTTTGATCCAAAATTACAAGGATGAAGGAGGGACTGACCATGAAGAGGCTCGGGTGACCAGTACGGTGACCCGGTGGCCCAAGTTTATAAACTTTTCCTTCTCGATGTATGATTATAAATTCCCAGTAGAAATTCCTTTTGAGTTTGAGGGGCGCAAGCTCTTTGCGTGTATCCTACATATGGGACATAAGCAAGGAGGACACTATGCTTTACTCGTGAGACGATACGACAAATGGTATATTAAGGACGACGAGACGATTCATGAAGGTCCTGATATATTAAACATGAGAGGGGAGTTTTATCAAGCGTGGTACCGACCTATCAAAAGCCTGTAAGCTCACCAACTTGAATATCTTCCCTTAGATTGATCATAGTCCTGAAATAGGTGCGGCGATTATTTGCATACGTCTTGTCTGTACGCACCTTTTCCACAAAAAAACCCAAATCTCCATATCCACACTCCACAATGGTGCCGTCCGGTAAATCAAGTCTTTTGTTTTTGATGTGCAATTCCGCCTCCTTATAAGGGTTCCCACGATCCTGCACCCACAACTCGTACCCTTTTCTCAACTCGAAATCGATGGTTATTCTCCCCTTGGGTTTCCACTTGAACATAGTCTCGTGAGTTCCCATGCGAATAGGCTCGTTGATAGGTGTAAGAACGAGCCCGTCCGTCTCGTACTCATAAGTGTCCAGAGCGGGCAATCGTTCAGACCCCCACAGGTGCATATTCTTGACCCGAATTTCAAAGGGAGCTTGCGCCGTCTTGATGATCCCCTTGATCACCTTGCGCGCAGCATCCAGGCGATAGTTCAGGGGTTGGCTCGTGAGATTCTCCCCCTTGACGCGAACTGCATCGTGAACCACAAAAAAGCTCTTGCCCGCCTTGGTTTTCACGAGTTCGCCGTCCAATAAAGTGTCCTTGGGTACACGAATTTTTACCGGCTCAATAAAAAACGCGCGGTTTACCAAAAACACCCCCTCTTCAGTACTCGCAAGCAAGTGACGCACGCCATCTGTTTTTTCACAGACAAAATAAGGCTGCCTCTTGAGCAGGGGGAAGTGCCTACGCTCGATCGAGACGGGTTGGGGTCCTGGAAATCTGGTCCCGTCAGATTTCCACGACTCTTGGATGAAATTCAGAAGGGCTTCGCCCATCTGCGTTTCTTAACTATTAAGACGTTTGTTTGTTTAAGTCGATGACAAGACACGAAACCTTCTTCACTAGTTTAACTTAAACATTAGGAGCGTTTAATAATAAATGAGCAAGCCTGTATTGAAATGGGTTGGAGGTAAAACTCAAATTATGCACAAAGTTCTCTCGAATTTTCCAGATGAAATTCCGGGAGATTACTATGAACCTTTTATAGGTGGAGGTTCTGTTCTACTTTCCGTTATACCACGCGTCAAAGGTAAGATTTATGCTTCAGATTTGAACCCTCATCTCATTGAAATGTACAAAATGATTCAGAATGACCCAGAAGGTCTCATTACTGAACTTTCTATTCTTCAGAATGATATAACCGAAGAGACATATTATAATCGACGTAATCAGTATAATAGTTTTCAAACTCCCGCGTTGTTCATTTATCTCAATAAAGTTGGTTTTCGAGGATTGTATAGAGAAGGACCAAACGGGTTTAATGTTCCATATGGGCACATGAAGAACCCAACACTCATGGACCCTGATAATATTCGCAGAGTATCTCTTGCAATTCAGAATGTAGAATTTACATGTATGAGCTATGAAAAAGCACTGGATAAAACTACAACAAATGACTTTGTTTATATGGACCCCCCATATGTACCCGAGAATGCAACATCATTCACGGCATATACACGGAAAGAGTTCAATCATAAAGAATTTTTTGATAAAATTAAAACATTAGAATCACGGTGGGTAATGAGCAATTCGAGTGTTTTACTTGTACATGAAGCTTTCAAAGACTTTAAAATTGAAGAAATACCTGCAAGGCGCGCTATACACAGCAAGGACCCGTCAACGATGACAACTGAAGTTATAATTAAAAATTAAAAATCCATTTATTTATCTGCTCAAAATAATCCGGGTCTCCTCCAAAAAATATACGAGTTCCTTCCTCCTTGTGAAGTTTACGAGCCACCTGCCACTTCTTGTGACTTGAAAGATACTCTTCAGTTAACCATGGACCCAATACAAAAACATATTCAACTTTAAATTTGTTACCAAGTATATATTCATATTCACGAATGAACCAATTAGCAGCCCCGAGTTTTACATCAACACTACCAGAAACATTCTGATTCTTTTTTTCTATAATTTTCAGAGTGTATGTTTCTCCATTCTGAAAAAGATAAGCTTCATCTGGATGTCTAAATAATTCTATATCAAAAAATTCTTTGAAATATTTTTTAAGATTTATTTGCATCAAAAATACAGTTGAACCTTTTTGAAGATAATATTTCTTTTTTTCAAATCCCTGTGCGATTAGATTTTGTGTATTATCAGTAAGTTTCTCAAATGGAAGACCTGATGCATTTGTTTCAGAACCTCCTGGCATTTGATGTATATATGCATCAGTTTTTTAAGGTTCCAAACGAACACCTGACGCCTCGAGAATATTCCCGAAGCACTCGTGAACGAAATGGCACACGACAATCGCATCGGACATGACCCCAATTTTAATTCCAATTTTCTGAAGTGTCCCGAACATATTTTCGAGCGGACCCTCAAGTGGAAGCTTGATGGGCTCCTTACCGCCCCGGAGCTTCTTGTCAACTGGCTTGGTATCCATCACCCACACGCGCGCATTCGTCTTGGTGCACTCGTAGAGATTGTCCGCGAGCTTCTTACCCACCTCGGTATCAAATGTCAGACCGCGCTGCCCGGCAGGCTCGCTCGAACCCTCCTTGGTTTTCTTGGTAAACTGCTCCCAGTTAATCCCCTCCTTGACCGAGGGAAACACCACCACCTGAACACCCTTCTCGAAAGGGTCTACAACCTTGTAAAGAATCTCATTATTCAGATTGGTCCCGTAATCCATCCAGAAGAGGCGCTCGCCAGTCTTTATGAGCTTGGGGAGGGTCGACCGGTCATCGACAAAGTGAACCTCAAGGTGTTGACCTTTCTGCATGCACACCATATGGAGGTTCATCATGGTGTGTAGGGTTGTCGCACTAATTGATTTATTGCGAGTCACTGCACAAATATGAAGAACGGGCATTTTATTTAAACACCTTTTTAAACCTTAAGTATCTAATTCTGGTCAGCCTTCACCTCAAGCACCTGACTCACTTATAGAATTTAGGTATATATAATATATGTCTGACGCCACAGAAGTTCGTCAAGCAGGACTGGATAAGTTCTATACACTCCCAGCAATCTCTGAAAAATGTTTAAATTCGATTGGTTCTCATTATAAATGGAGCGTTTGGGGATTGGTTGTTGAACCAAGTGCAGGAAATGGAAGTTTCCTTACAAGAATTCCAACTGAAAAAAAACTTGGTATTGATATCTCCCCGGAACACAAAGATATTGTCAAGCAAGATTTTCTAACTTATTCACCCCCAAATAATATTGGAAAGGTTCTTGTAGTGGGCAATCCTCCATTTGGAAGAGTAAGTTCTCTTGCTATAAAATTCTTCAATCACGCTTCTGAATGGGCAGATGTAATAGCTTTCATTATTCCAAGAACATTTCGTCGTGTAAGCGTTCATAATAAATTAAATAAAAATTTTCATCTTGTATTGGATGAAGAAATCCCAACGGAACCCTGCTCGTTTAGTCCTCCTATGATGGCGAAATGTTGTTTCCAAATATGGGAAAAAAGAGTTGCGCAGCGCTTAATCGTTGAACTATCAACGACACACGAAGATTGGGATTTCTTGGGGTTTGGTCGAAAAGATGCAAATGGACAACCAACACCTCCAAATGGAGCGGACTTTGCTATTCGCGCCTATGGCGGGAAATGTGGTGGAATTATTGATACTGGTCTTGAAACATTACGTCCTAAAAGTTGGCACTGGATTAAAGCGAACATAAACAAAAATACATTAGTTGAAAGATTTACCACACTTGATTACGCTATAAGTCTTGATACAGCACGACAGAACTCTATTGGTAGAGGGGACCTTGTAAGACTGTATAGTGAAGCGTATGATTAAAGAGAAGTCTCTATAATTCTATGAAGCATTAATGCTTTCCAACATTCACTGTTAATAGTTGGACGAATAGCATATTCTTTGATATTTTTTTCATCATTCAACGACTCGGTCGTAATAAGACCGTGTTTTTTGATAGTTCCGTGCGCGTATCCACCATATGACACCACGATTTTCTTCATGTCCTCCTTCGGAATTTTGAAGACATACAACTCCCCCTCTGCATCAACATTTTCAGGTGATAGATGATATGCAGTAAGAATATACGAGTCGCAATCGTGAGATGGTCTTATCTGGACAAAGTTGAATTTTGAGTGAGTTGCTCCTCCCAAAGAAACCTTTACTTCGGAGTTCTTTCCATCTTTAGAACAATCTCCAGTACAATCTTCGGCTTTATTCTTAATATAATTGAACTTTGTCCTTATATACTTCTCCAACAGCGGACCATATTGATGTGATGAAACTCCATTAATAACGCAGTATATGTTTGCTTCTTTTAACGAAGGTAACTTCATAACCTGTTTTTCGTGATTAATATTACACAAGGCAAGGTGGTTTTTTAATCTATTTATAGACTCGGTCTTGTCCATATAATTTATACACTTACGGTCGCCTTAAGACGATCCTCGAGCTTTCCCTGGAACCTGATATTTCCCACGTGTCCCAGGACAGTCATGCAGTCGGCAAAAATCTGACCGCCCATCTGCTGCCAGCGCCGGCAAAAGGCATAGTCCTCTGAAAGGTACCGGCGCGTCTGGGGGTCAATCATGCAGTCAAACACCGCCACGTACTCGTCCAGGTCCTTATTCTGGTGGTCATTCACGCAATTGAGCTCGGGGTACTTGGCAAACATCTTGGTAAACACATCTCGCTTGATGAGCATGAAACCAGTAGGACCGTCCAGCACCTCGGCAAAGCCATCTTTGATCTGGGTCTGCTGGTACCGGAAGTTGAGCACGAGGGACGCGGCGACGCGTGCAAGGTCGCGCCCAGTCTCACCCGACTTTACATAGGTTTCCACTTGATCCCACATAACAGTCTTTTTAGGGTAAGCGGCGCACGAAACCTCATGACCAGACTTGATGAGACGCACGACCGACTCGGGGTCAAAGTGAACATCTGCGTCGATAAATAGAAAGTGGGTCGCTGCAGTCTTCTGATAGAAACGAGCGACGGCGAGATTACGCGCGCGATGGACGAGAGACTCGTTTTCTGTCGTATCCAGCATCATTTGGATGCCATTGGCTGCACACGTGCGCTGGAGACGAAGCATAGACTCGGCATACGCTTGGAGACAAATACCGCCGTAACAAGGTGTGCTTACAAATAACACGATTCCAGCCATTTCTATTTTAAGCAAGTTCTTTTTTAACTATCACCTCAATCTTACTTAGAGTCGGCTCGGAAACTTCACAAATTCTGCAAATCTCCTTCTTGTTTGGCTTGAGTTCGAGCTTGCTCAACACGATGTAGATGACCGCGCACGCAATCGCCTTGGGTGTTCTTCCCATCAACTCGACACAATCCTCGAGTGATTTGCACACCTTGACAATCTTGCACTTGACACGTCCTCGGTCGTTCTCTGCGACGCAGATGATACTGTTCATGAAACGAGGAATGAGATCAGCAGGTTGCGTCACGTGAACCGTCTTTTCTGGATTCTGCTCCTGAAAAATATCAGATGTTCTCGAAATATCTTTTGAAGGAATCTGGAAAGCGTCCGCAATCTCCTTGGTCGTTCGCGCCACCCCATTCTCTCGACACGCCTGAAACACACAGTTCGCCTTGATGCCGTTGCGCACAGCCCCCCTCGTCAGTACTGCAGCATTAAATTTATGATATTTGATATTTGCATCGTAGACTACATTATCAGTCAACTTGAGAACATCTTTGCATATTCTGGTAATCTCTGCATAGGCATGAAAAAGAGCTCGATCCTTGTGATTCATTGAGGCGTGCATGTTTATTCTCGCCATCTTAGATTTACCAGTAATCATAGTATTCATACCCCAAGCAGCTGAAAAGAGGTCAGTCTTGACAGGAGCGCCTACGCGTGTAGGGTCTGCTTCTGTTGTATCATTATTCGCTCCAGACCGCCATTCAGGTTCATCGGAGATGAAGGACCCATCTTGAACTCCGCATTCCATACATGTTGGTAAATCAATCTCAACCCCGTCAAAAGTTTTGGGACCGCCACAGAACCGACACATATACTGTTCTACGTTCGAAGTCGTCTCTATCGAAGTTTCAGCCTGACCCCGAAGCAAATCAAAATCTGCCCATGCGCGATGAATATCCATTGTGTCTTACTTGACAAGGGGTGCGGCGCCACAGCCAGGAAAAAACACGAATTCTTAGTAATGCAGTCCGCAGTTCCAGTCGTTGATCACGTAAAACGCGCAGCTCTCGGTGAGATAAAGGCGGGTGGTCCCTTTAACATTTTTAACATTGTAGCAGTGATTGCCATTATTGTAATTGGTTATTTCCTGTACAAGAAGTTCACTGATAAGTTCCAGAAGGGTGCCATCAACATTCCTCAGGTGAGTGCCCTCACCAAGGGTCCCGTGAGCATCGTGGCACAGGCTGCCGAGGTGCCACCCCCAGAGGAGAATCACCAAACTGAATCTACTACGTAATATTTTACACACTTTTTAGAATTCATGCATATGTCGCGCCGCAGAATCTTTTTTAGTTTTTTTTCAGGAATATCAGTCTCCCGTGTGTAAATTTCGCGAAAACGATCCATAAATTGTTCGAGGTTCTCCATTTGATCTTTGTAGTCCTCAAACTTTCCCCAAGATCCGTCCATATTTAGCTGATGAATCAGTATGTACGAATTCTCGGTCATGTGCCGACGGTGACCGCCCAGTAGAATGAAGGTGGCGGCACTTGCACACATTCCATCAGCGATAGTTCGAACCTTTACCCTATCCATGGATGCAATTGCATCCATGGCACTCAGACCCGAGTGCATATCACCACCATCACTCCTAATCCAAATACGGATCTCAGGCTTGTAGGTGATTCCAAGATCCAGGTACTTGTGAAGTAGCTCCTTCTCGAGCTTACGGAGCTTCATAATAAGCTCGAGAACAGTTTGCTCACAAACTTCGCAGTAAAAATACACGTCAGACCCATCCACCTTGACGTATTCATCCTCTACTACGGGCTGGCAGACGCAGCCAGACATTTTTTTAGATAACCCACAGTCTTCGCTTTTATCTTGCGAAATGGACTGAGATGGTTCAAAACATCAATGTCCTGAGGTTGAAGTTTGTATTCTTTCAGTATCTCTATATTTTCACGTTCAGCATATTCCCTCAGAGCGAGGAGTTCGTCATGAACTAAATTCTTACCTGGTTTTCTATTTGACATGGCATCTATTCTTTTCGCACGCATACATGAATTTTGATATTTTGTCCATGTTGATCCAGCTCTAAGTTTAGCCCCGAGTGTGTGATCAATTTCTATAGACGGTAAAATACAACCCCATAAATTGAAATAGTGAAGAAGTTCCCAGTCACCGGCATATACCCTGGACTCGATGATATCAGCCTGACTCAACATATCTATGATAGTAGCGTGGTCCCCTTTACTATCAGGGTAATTTTCATGTAAAATTGAAGCTATATTGCCAGGTTCTTGAACAGGGTGACCTATATAATGAATCGGATTCACAGTTGAATTTTTTGATACAAGTGAAATTAAAAAATCACGAGGACCCTGAAAATCGTCACGCAAATCAGACTTGAACTCGAGGCTCTGAGCCACCACTCGGAGGTCGCCTGCACATGTTGCAATAATGGTAGCGTCAGCCTTTGGAAAAATGTTATTAATTTCTTCGGAATTTTTCACAGGCATATGGTACACGTTAATTTCAAAATCAAATTTCACGGGAACCTGTGACACTATAATAAAAAGACCTTTTGTTGGAGGTTCCGTAATCTCACGCATACCTATGAGATCTGATACGCACTCGTACTCGTCAAGAACCACCGGTAGCTCAGAATTTTTAATTTTAGTTAAAAATTCAATTGTATCCTGCTTGCTCCTCAAGATGTCCGGGGTTAACTCGAGAAACCTTTCTAACTCGTGATGAACAAGCCACGTTTTCCCGGTACCTGTTTTCCCAAGAATACACACGGTAGGTCCCAGTGTCGTGAATTCGTGAGTATTTTTTTGTACCGGTTTAGGAAGATAGCGATCCATGGCGTCAAGTGAAGATGGAGAGGAGGACTCTCTTACCAAGCAGGTATTAAATATGATTTTAGAAAATAACGCACTACGGGATACGGCGTTCCCTTATATTACAGGCTATATAACCTTTAACATCATAATTTTGGTTCTTTTGATTTATATCTCAATAAGAATTAGTATAAAATGACTGTGAAGCTCTACAAGTCCGATAATAAAATTCATAAATTCATGGCAGTTTTCCCGAATGGTAAGGTGGTGAGGTTCGGACGTAAAGGGTACTCGGACTATACGATCCACAAAGACAAGGAGCGTATGGGGCGGTATCTCGCCAGGCACGAGAAGCGTGAATCTTGGGGACGCAACGGGAAATACACGGCGGGTTTCTGGTCCAGACATGTTTTATGGAGCAAACCCTCCTTCCAGGCAGCCTTGCGTCAGACGCAGAGTGTGCTCGGTGAGAAAATAGTCTATGCAAAGTAATAGAATGGGAATCGAGGAAAACCTTGCAAAGAAAGCAGCCACCAAACTTGCAGCATATGCCATCCCAGGCGCGGGTGAGCTTCTCATGGCAAAGAACGCCGCTCAGGGGACAGCCAAGATTGTTTCGTACGGGTTCGCTGCGTGCGCCTTCATCATGTTTGCAATTTTCATTGGAACTATGGCTGGCTGGATTCAGCAGAAGAATAAGGGCGACAAGGCTGACAATACCAAGAAGCAAAATCTCAAGAATTCATGGATCGCATTTTTGGTATTGTTCGTGTGTTGTCTCATAATGTTCTTTGTTGCCAAGGGGGGGTCAGAGTATAAAATTGCTGGAATCGTATAAAATATATTGAGTGATAATAATAATGGGTCTCAAAGAGGCTATGGTCCCAGGAGCCTTTATTGTCGTAGCCGTTTTAGGTATTGCCCTTGCATCGATGAACATAAACACGTACATGAAGTTGGCGGATGACAAGAGAGATAAGAATTCCATGAATAATTTCAATTTTTCCATCTTTATACTCGTGGCTTCAATTTTGGCTCTTGGTGTCGCAGGCTATTTCACCTTCAAGGGGTTCACGAGTGCAGCACCTGAAGAGGCAGCTGCAGCCATTGAGGAAGCCGTTGCTATTGCAAAGAGTCTTCCAAACTTTAGCACAGCTGAGGAAGCCGTGCCCACTACTGAGCAAGTTCAGGCTTTAATGACGCCCAACAATGTGCGTCACGCTCAGGGAGCTATGGATGCCGAACTTAACAAGCTCATTTCAGGTCTTGGGGAAACGAAGCAGATGAAGAATGCTCAGCTCCAGGCGCGTCTCCAGGGGTTGATTGCGGCAATTGGGGCAGCTCAGGCTGCAGCAGCCGCAGCATCCTAGAAAGTTGCTCCAGGGGGTGTCATGGGTTTTGCATTTTGAATCTTAATTGGTGTTGGGGTGGGGGGAGCGCCAGTAATTTTAGTTTGAAGACCAGCTGCGGTTCTGGCAACGCGCGCGTTCAGTCCAGCTTTTGCTGCACCCGCGAGTTGTGAACCGTAACCTCCTATAGCTTTTTTGAGAACATTTGGGGTGAATCCTAGGGACGCGCCAGCCTTGGTGATACTGTTGAGAGAAAAGGCTTTCTTCTGACCAAACATTTACTATTACACTGTATTATTTTTACTGGGTGGCACGCTGGCTGACAGTCTGGCTCAGAGCGCGGAATGCCTCGGGAGTCTTGCTGACGTCGTAATTTACCGCGCATCCTGGTGCAATTCCTAGAGACCCAGCCTCAGCAAAAGCATCCTGGTTTGCGCCCAGGTACATAAACGTCCAGCCATCCTTGGTCTTCTGCTCGATGAGGTCCTTGATGTGCGCCTTAGTATATTTACAGCTTGCATTCTCTTGACCGTCAGTCAGGATAATGACGAGTGGATTGGAACTCTTCTCAGACTTGATTGTCGTGCCGATCGCATCGAGAAGTGCCGTTGACCCGCGAGGCTCGAACGTCTCGGTGGTCAAAGGCTTGATATTCTTGAGATCCACGTCACTATAACTGATCAAAATCTCATGATCAAATTGAATCAAAGTGAGCTTGCCTCCGAGAGCCGCCTGATCCTTGACGAATGAATTGAATCCGCCAATTGTGTCGTCGCGACACGTCTCCATGGATCCCGAGCGGTCGAGCAGGAAAATGAGGGATCGGTCAGCCATCTGGTTAAGCTTTGCTTTTACACCTGCGAGGGCAAATCTTGGCGGGGACATGACACGAATTTGCTTTACGCCCGTACACTGATTTGCCATTTACGCGGATAATATAAGTTCCTTTAAGAGTCACATAGAATGGGCGCCCCTTGGTGTTTTTGTACCCTGTGATCATATAAGGAATTGGTCCAATAATTTTCATAAGAGCCTCGCGCCTGGTGGGACCTTTGGTCGCCTTCAGGAGGGCGTTCCGGCGTGAAACTTTGGGAGACCCCTGCTTGACGTATTTTAAAAGTAAATTGCTTCTGCTTGGCATTACTATAAGATTCTAAATTATTTATAAAGTACATAATATGTGCTGGAGTGCGGATGGATCTCTCGCTACGTGGGCAGCTGCCATGACTCTTGCCGGAATAACACATGGGTATGATCCCAAATTATGGGTATTTGCGGCTATATTTACACATATGCAACTTGTAGAATACTTTTTATGGAAAAACTTGCAAGTACCTCGCCTCAATACATTTTGGTCACAAATTGGTTTCCTTATCGTCTTAATCGAACCTGTTGCAGCTATATACTTGATTGAAAATGAGTCTTTACGAAACAAGTTACTTGCAGGTTATGCCATGTATGTTGCAGTACTGCTGTCGACTCAAAAGTTCGATTTCAGAACAGTCGTTGGTGGTAATGGACATCTTGAATGGAAGTGGATTCCTTCGTTATTTAAACTTATACCCTGGTTTGTATTCTTTCTCGCACCTATATGGATTGCCGGGTACCATGAAATTTTTATAGGAGCCTGTTTGACTTTACTTGCAAGTATTTACTTTTATGGGAAATACGGTACATTTTCAACAATGTGGTGTTGGATAGCGGTATCCATGTGGGTTTACTTTTTCATAGATAAAAATAAAATCTTTGGAACAAGTACCACTTGATGGTCGGCTTCGGGAGCTCACACGCTCCCTCGGATTCCTTTTATACCCTCGATCTCTCATTACTTAAGCGCGTGTATGACGAGTGGACCGAAGCTCTTCCCAATATTAAACCATATTATGCAGTCAAATGTAACCCAAATACCAAGATCATCGAAGCCCTAGCCAAGATGGGATCGAACTTTGACTGTGCAAGTCCAGCCGAGATTAAACAAGTGCTGGACTTGGGGGTTGAGCCAGAGCGAATTCTTTATGCAAATCCGTGTAAACGTGTGGAGGAGATTTTGTATGCAAAATCGCGTAAAATTTTGCGGACCACGTTTGATAGCGTGTGCGAGCTCAAAAAGATTGCTTCTGTATTTCCTGAGTGTAAGCTCCTTTTGAGAATCCGTGCTGATGACCCATCAGCGCGGTGTAACCTCGGCGTCAAGTATGGCGCTGAGGAAAATGATTGGGACGTTCTGTTGTTTACAGCCCGGACGCTCGGTCTCGACGTGATTGGAGTTTCCTTCCACGTCGGATCGTTTGCGTCCAGTTCTAAGGTTTTCGAGGAGGCGGTGCGGACCGCTGAGAGAGCTGTGGACTTGGCACGCGAACACGGGTACGACCCTCGCATCATCGATATTGGTGGGGGATTTTCCTCCGCCTCTGGATTGCCTAAAACCATCAGTGCTCCAAAAGACATTACACTAATTGCCGAACCCGGGCGTTACTTTGTCGAACAAATCATGACACTGTACACGCCCGTCATTGGGACAAAAGGTTCCGGTATAACCATCAGTGAAAGTCTGTATGGCGCATTCAACTGCATACTCTTTGACCACGCCCAACCACAGGTCAAGGAGGTTCTAGATCAATTTTGGAATAAAATTAGTGGAGAGGAGGCTCCACTGACAATTTTCGGTTCAACCTGCGACGGGGGTGACATCATTTACAAAGAACTCAATTTACCCGTGAATATTAAGGATGATGACTGGATCGTCTGGGACAATATGGGAGCCTATACATCTGCAGCAACAACCCAGTTTAACGGTATTCCTTTCAATGATCGCCCCATCTTTTATATTGGTCATTATTAAGTAATGCCCAAAGAACAGAAGTTACCCTCTTTGAAGATTGGGTCGAAAAAGTTTCCATCCAGTCTCAACAGAATCATGAACATGCTTTCACCCCCATTAGGGAAAAGACCAAATAGTATGCTCAAAAGATGGCTCCGACTTAATTAACTTAAAAGTTACATGTGTATGAAACACATGGTGAAGCTCGGGTGGACAGACAATTTTGAATCAAAATTCAAAAAATGTTATGGGGAGTTCCCTGAACTCGATTCATGGGTAAACAACTTGTACCAGGACAAGACATTCCCGACCCAGTCTGAATTTAACGCAGCTTTTGACGAGTATTGCACCACAAATGGTGCGACCCGTGAGAAGCTCCACCGGTGCAACAAGGTGGTCATCCTGACACCAGATGACCTCGCGAAATTTGAGTATGAAGTCTCCCAAGAAGAGTTTGAGGAGGACTACACTAAATTTATCAAAAAACTCAAGTCACTTTTCGAGTGCGAAAAAATTGTTTTCTTTTATTAAGAATGAACCTTGTCATTATCGTTCTGCTTGTGGCTATCCTCGCCGTCCTGGTTCTTCGCCGCCCCGCCCCCAAGCTGATAAAGAAGTGCCCTCTGGGGTACTACTACGCACCTTGGGCAGCCTCAGGCACAGAGTGCATGCCCATCGGCGAGGCATCCTCAGAGGCTGGCATCTCAACCGATTCCAAGGTTCCAGAGATGTATTCGCCCAAGATGTCCCCAGCATCGGAGGCGAACGCTGTCTTCTACAAGCACCTGATGGATCCTTCCTATTAAATTAATATTTGCGAATACAAATGAACACTGTTTTTATTGTGATTATGGCGATACTGGCGCTTGTCGTTCTCTTGAACATGTTCAAACCCAGCCGTCCATCTCCCAAGTTTGACAGCATGTGCTCTCCAGGCTACATGCCCACAGGCAGCGGGTGCGTCCCAACCAACGAGGACATCGGCATGGGACCTAGACCTTGAAAATAATAACAGACAGAATTAGGATGCGGCGTACAAGACACATCCAGGTGAGACTCACCTGGCCTGAAAGGTACTTCTCGGGTCTGAGTAAATCTATGAAACTCATACGCGAAAAGGAACTGCTTAAACGGAGGAAACTCCCATACTCGAAATTGTCCCTCGGGCGCTCCAACGCAGGCGGGACGCGCAAAAAGTCCAGGTGGACCTTGTTGTTTCACAAAACCTACCCAGACCTCAAGTTTAATAAGAATGCCATTTCCAGACAAACAGGCATATCCAGATCTACCCTCAATACTGTGTATAACCGCGGACTCAAGGCGTGGAAGACCGGTGGGAGCCGCGTTGGAGCCACCCCGCAGCAGTGGGCAATTGCCCGTGTATATAAATACGTTCTTGTAACCAAGAAAAAGGCACCCAAGGAGTGGTACATAGGAAAATCGGACCCAGATAATAGTCTGCGTTAAGAATCCTCACATCTTTCCAAAAAATAATTGGCAATTGGTTCCACAAGTCTCTTGCCCTCTCCGGATAGTTGTAAAAGTCCTTTTTTTGTAATTCCTATATCCTTCAACGGGTCAAATGAATTCTTGGTCAAAATATCCCAACGCTCACGATACTTGCGATTCTCCAAGGATCCGTGCCAATAATGAACAATAGTTCCCGAGACCCATGAAAGAGATAGTTTATTCACTTGTTTTTCGTAATCGAGTAAAAGTTTTTTATAATTTTCATGTATATTTCCAGGATAGCTGTCAGCAACCTTTCCTATGAGCGCCATAGCCATGTGTCTGTCACCTGATCCTAAAATAGCCCAATCTACAAGCCCACCCATCGTTTCGAACGCTTTGCGGGTGCACGCCCATGCATACCCTGGATGCCAAAACCCGTACTTGTCATTTTTCAAGTAAGGTTTACCGCTTCCACAAGCCATATATCCGAAACTCTTATCAGTCTTGACATGTTCGCCGTTCGGTCCGAGATTTACTACAGAGTGAAACATTTGTACAATGTTGGAGGCATCTAAAGCTTGGATGGTATCTCCCACCCAATTTTGGTTTAAAAATGAAATATCAGCGTCAACCCATGCTACATATTTCCAGTTTTGAGGCAAGTCACTGACTGCAATATTAATCATACTTTCCTTTATCCATAAAGAGTGTTCTGTTTCGACTTTTATGTGTTTCCAGACTCCCGGGAGTTTTCCAAGGGGTGTAAGTCCTGAGCACTCGGCAACAATTATTCGTATTCCTGAAGTATTTTGAATTCTATTTACAAATTCAACAAATAATTGTTTTCGTCTCGTGAATCCACAAAAGTTGAAATAGGGTAAAATTATATAAAGCAAGTCTTGATTGCGAATGCACTGCATCTACTGATAGTCTGTATTATTTACTTCTTCCATGGCGCGCAGCTTGCACGCATAGTGAACCCTGCTGCAGTGCAAGCACCTCACTTCCTGATAAGGTACAGAATCTCGTAGACGGTCCCCACATCCGAATCGCGACCAGCGAACCGTTTATACTCTTTTTTCACTTTGTTATACTCGTATGGCTCGAGCATCTTTTTCCATTTGTTGGCGCTGATGATACCCTCGTCGTTATACGAGATGAGTACATACTTGGAAATCTTGAGCGAGTCCTGAATAAGCTCGGTCATAGCCTTGAGTGCTAGGTCCTCCTTGTTATAGTCCGACTGGTTCCTCTCTTCACGGGAGGGCATGTGCGTCACCTCCATCCAGTTCTTCGCTTTTTTATTAGTGATGATCACGTTCAGAAGGAAATACATGTGGCTGTACTCGTGCTGGTTATAGGGTGGGTCGTAGTAGATGAGGTCAAACGGGCCCTTGAGTTTCTTCACGAGCTCGTTGGTCGACTGGTTGTGGCACTCCACCTTGCAGGGCTCGGGCGACCAGATGGGGCACTCTAGTTTTATAGGTTTTGACACCCGGTTCCAATGGCTTTCCGTTTTGTGAAACGTGCCCACGTTATCCTTGTCTTTGAAGAAAGCCATGGTGTGACCCATAGAGTTGCAGTAGATGCTAGATTGAACTATGAGTGGTCCAAGGCACCAGTCAGTCAGCTCATTCTCAACCTTTTTCTCAATGTAATTGCGCATAGTATCTATAATCTTGGCATTCTCGCGGGTATAGAAACAAACCTCGCCCTCTTTGGGATTCTCCGTGCTTTTGGGTGCGTACCATTTGGTCATGATTCCCTCGACGTAGGGTCCCTTTTCAGCCAGCTCATTCATCTTATCGATGTGCTTGGCGATCTTTTCCTGCTGAGCTTTGGTCGGCTGCTTGACATAACAGTTAGTAGCGACATCGGCGTAGAGCTCTAGGTCATTCGTGTGGAGCTCGGATGAGTGCGTGGACAGCATACGCGACACGACCCCACTGCCACTGAAGCCGTCCATCGTAACGAGTTTGTCCTTCTTGAGCTTCTTCTTGACGTGATTGATCTGTTCTTCAATAAAGTCAAGGAGCTTGCGTTTGTTCCCGAGGTACGTGAACATAGGCTGATGGATGTACTCCTCAGTCATTTGAATTTACTTTTGAAATTAAGGGGGCTAAGAGAGCGCACGCTCACTTCTTCCATGGCGCGCAGCTTGCACGCATAGTGAACCCTTTGATGATTCCCATCATACACGCGAGCTTCGAGAATTTCCTCGGAAGACTAAAAACCTTTTTGTTCGATGTCCTGACGCACTTTTTGTTTTTTGGACCCGACTTGTTGCAACTCTTCATTAATTAATACCGAGAAATTCTCTGCCAATCTTGGAGCCGAGAAACATCGCAGACAGGGCGGTGATCGTAATGACCGCGTGACGTGTGCTCGTGCTGATCATCTGCAAGTGAATGATGAGCACAGTCAAAAAGCCGATCCAGAAGAGCAAAGTATAAAAGTCCATTTATATTAGGAAGAGGAATTAATTCTCACAGCCCCCGCGTAATCGATCCAGTCGTCCACTGTGAAGAAGCAAAAGTCATCAGGCAAGACCCAATCCTTGAACTTGAGTTGGATCTCGTTCTCGTAGAGCCAATTATCTGGGTTGGTCTCCGGGCGCCTCTGCCATTTCTTATTCTCGACGTCGCGCCTCATAATTTTCAAGAAGCTCTCCTCTGTGTGGATGCCGCTCGGGTCGGCACCCACGCCGGTGTATAAGATCATTGTTGAGTTTATAAACTTTTTCTCTATTAAGTATAAAAATGAACCGCGCCCAGATTGAAATCCAAGTTTTTAAGGCTATTACTATGATGAAGCGCAAAGAGGCGCGGAATATGAAAACAGGACCCAAGAAGACTGCCCTTCTCAAGAAGATCGCCAGAGCGCAGAAGTTGCAGAAGTGGCTCACCATGATGGTCGGACGGAAGTAGGATCTCACAACCTCCACGTCCCTCTCGGGTACATAGAATTAAGTATGTCCTCGATATCCTTTGCCTCGACCATCTGCTGCTTCTGACGCACTTTGTATTCGACGAGTCGAACAGCCTTTGACTGGTATTTTACCTGGTCTCCCGTGTTGTTCTGTTTGGTCTGTGCGATTCTCAGAGCGTTCGCGATGTGCGCGTCAGTGACGACCGGTCTGTAAATCATAGAGGCTTGGATTCCCATTGCAGTACACGTGACCGAATTCTTAAAGTGTGTCTATGAAGGATTGAAAAAAAAATATAAATAGATTATAAAATGCAGACTCCAGTGATATCTTATAGTGTTGAAACTTACGCAGGACCAATACCTAAGACAACTATTGGCGAGTTACCGTCCCCCTGGCGTCAGGACGTTGTTGAGACCATGGTACCCTTGTTGTCAAATCTGAATTCCGATTCAACTTTCCTTGATATTGGTTCTTTGGAGACGTCTATGTCTTACTTGGCGAGTTCATTTTCGAATGGCGCTACTATTTATAGCCACAATAGCTGGCCTGTAACTGGAGAACCTGAAGGATTTCCTTCAGATGATCTTCCTGCTACATATTGGAACTTTTGGAAATCTGTGAAGGCACTTGGAATACAGCGAAAAATCACCCCTATGAGAGGAATGGTGCAGTACACACTTGGGTGCCACGATTTAGCATCAGTCGATCTCGCCTTTATTTCAATGAACTTGTTAGGAATGGACTACATAAAATTGGATGTAAAGATTCTCATGACGAGAATGAAACCAGGTGGAACAATCATTTTAGTTGAAAATTTTACAAACAATCCAGTTTTTGACGAAATTTTACAAACAATTCCAAACTCTATGCAAATCACAACGCCAGCTACAACAACTCAGCCTTCTAGAATTATTCGTTTCATGTCTATTAAATGTTAAAAATATCTTTAGTTCTCTTAATGAGTTTTCGGGGTGAAGCGTCCCAAGTTTTCACACAACAAGAATGTGAATATATAATTTCGTTGACAAATCACATTGAATCTTTTGAATATAATTTAGATTTATCAAACGTAACGACACGAGATACGGTTCGTCTTACAAAATCTTTCAGAGAAGCTCCTCAGCTTGTTAAAAACGATATAAAAGTGATTAGACAGAAAATTCTAGGTATAGTTGAAAAGTATATACACGAAAAGATATATATAGAATATTCAAATATGTGTTTCAGACATAAAGGATCCGCGCATCCTATACATGTTGACAATAGGGTATATGACCATAATACAAATACTTATAAAATAGTAGAAGGAAAAAATAACGCAGAAAGACATTATTCAGCTATTTTGTACTTAAACAAATGCGAAGGAGGTGAATTTTGTTTTCATAATAAAGATACTCGCAAAGAAGAAGAAGTTTTCACAATTGAAACAGGAAAGCTACTTTTTTTTAGCTCAGGGGTGGAAAATTTACATTCTTCAAGAATAACAAACGCCGACCGATGGTCGTTTGTTATGTTTTTTACACGAAATAAAAATGCGGAAGAAAATATAGAATAAAATGGGAGTTTGTAAAGAAAGTTTTGGTCTGTACTTTTGGGGTACTTTACACATAACTTGTTTAGGAACAAAATATGTGTCAAATATTGTGAATTTTATTAATACATTTAAAAATATAATTCCATGTGGAGAATGTAGAAAAGATTTTATTAAACTCATTGACGACCACCCTATTCCCGAAACTGACTCGCAAGATATATTTGAATGGACAGTTGACATGCACAACATAGTAAACGAAAGAATTGGAAAACCAGTGATTGATTACAAAACAGCCCTTGATACATGGTCAGCGGGTTGCGAAGGAAAAAATTTATGTTTGAAAGTACTGGAATCAAAATATTCTACACAAATGAAGGACCCGTTGCCCAAAGAACAAGACTTCTCCTAATTCCTTTTGTAATTGGTGTTACACGATGAACAATAAAACTCGGAAATATGACGACTGTTCCTTTTTCTTTTGGAGCAGTCTTGTGGTCACTTCCGATTGTATATTGAAGTTCACACCCCTCGTATTCACTTGGATCCGATAGTTGAACAACAATACTGAGTTTTCGCGTTGCAGACTCGGCTCCTAGATCAGTGTGCCATGTATAATGTCCTTTATAATTTTCATCATACTCTGTAAATTGAACGTCTTCGCTTAAACCTGTAAGATGAAAGTTGTATAATTCTTCATTACAAGTTTGAATCATTTTAAACAATATATCATATATGTATCCAAAATCAGATCTTTGGAGAAATGTGACGCGTGATTTTCTAATGTTTGGTGGAGCTCCTTCTGGTGCGTCGCCCACGCCTCCAAACTTAAGAGTCAGTTTTTGAGCATCTTCAACCAGTTTATCTATAATTTTATTATCTATAGAATTCAGTTGTTGTATATTCATTACAAACTTGTTGCTTATTGGTTTGAAATTGAAATTTAGAGAAGAAAAAGTTCGTTCATCTATTCGACATGTTTCATCATTATAATCTGAACCATCAGCGGCTTTTATACAACACGCTGCATTTTTAACTTGTATTTTACTATTGTCTGTTAAGTTTGTTATATAAGGTGCGTATACTTCATCTATACTCGATGATCCAACAAATATTTCACCAGACTTTGACATTGACAAACCTCTTAGGATAATGCGATGTTTCACTTTTGTAGGGTCGTCTAATTGCTGTACTTCTTCTATATTTTTCGTTATTGTACTGTATTTACAAATTACATTTGTAGCGTCACAGAATAGTATGTCTCTATGTACAACAACAAGGTCATGACAATAATACCGACCCGTGTCTATAGTTTCAATAAGTTTCCAATTTTCGTCAAAAACTCTTATAATTGATTTTGTATTACCATCTTGACTTGGCTCGCCTTCTAATATAAAATTTTTAAGAAAAGGACACATGATGTAAAATTTGTTATCAAATACAGTTATTGAGTTCATATGTTCATACTTTTCAGAAGATCCTTCATATTTGCTTTTAAGGTACCATGAACTAATTGCTTTATCAATTGGATAAATATATTCTTTTTCAGAAGGATTTGTAAGAGATATACGTAAAACTCGCTGGACACCAGTTTCTAGAACATAGAGATTATTTTTATAAATCATTATTTGATGTACCCCATTATCTAAACCTGTTGCAAACACGTGTGGATTTATTAATAGTCCATTTTCATCTATTTGAAATTTGAGAATATATCCTTCAAAACTTGGTGTATGTAAAGAGGTTAGAATTGGTGTACCAAACGCATACCAATCACGACCTTGATGCGTTAACCCATAAAACTTTCCGTCGTATACTTTTGTTGTAAAATCTACATATATTCCATCTCTACAAGTGTGAATATATCTCATTCTAATTCTTAATTATTTTTATTTCTCAGTTTCCACGCAACGGTTGTTCGTAGTTCTGATATAAAACGAGATGGTGCATTACCCCTGTGAAATTTGTTCGACTTGAAAAAAATAGCACTATTTGTTTCTGGAACAACCGACGTTATAGTTCCATCTTCATTTAGAAATTCGGTTTGTCCACCCCAGTTTTCTAATTCTGTTATTTCATTTATATATAATAAAAATGTATATGCTGAATCGTCTGGGTTGTCCTGATGCCACGACCCATCCATGCCATAGTACTGACCATTTGCATAGACTCTGTCAAGAACAAGCGGTATACCGGCTAATTTTTCTATAACAGGTAAAAATTTGTTTGTGAATAATTCTTTGTCTGAAAGATCCATGTGCAAAAAAGATACAGTGTTTGATTCATCTGATTTTCCTTTTGTTGTCCATGTACCTGAATCAATTGTTCGTTTTATAGAGTTAAAATCCATAACAGATAAGATATTTGTAAACCTCAAGAATTCACGAGAGACTGGAGGTGGAATTTGTGTCAAAAATTGAGAAATAGCCCACCGTCCTGAACCAGTGAGAGGTTTCACTTCATGTGTTGTCCATGAAGGAAACACGAGTAAACAATTGTTAGTTATGGGAACTTTAAAATTTCCAAAATAAAGGTCCCCACCTTCAAACGTTTTAGGTTCAGACCATGTGTAATAAATAGCCGTTAAAACCGATTCGTCTGTATGTGGTTTATAATGACCTGAATTTTCATAATAACTCGCAAGTGTTGTTTCATTATTCATGGAACGAAGAGCGCCAAAAAACCAGTTACGGCGCTCAAGATCAGATATCATAACACTATCACGATATTTACGGATAATCGTTGGCAATCCTGAATTTTGTTGTAAAAACAAACCTTTATTCTTCTTCTTTATGTCACCAAGAACGGTTCGTGCTGTTCCGGTTTCTTCTGGACCTTTCAACTGATGAAATAAACCCGACAGTTCTGTTTTAACCATTTCAAGTTCTTCTTTATTGCAAAAATTACGTAATATTGCGTGAATAACGGGGCTGTCATATACTTCGATTTCCAACTCCATAAAATATGTTCACTATAATAAACTCGATGGAAATTGCGCAACGTGTTATAGATTTTGGAGCTTTAGTAATTGCTGGATTTGTTCGCGACGTATACATCAGGAAAGAAGAACGTTTTAATGATATAGACATTATATGTGAAATTCATAAAAGAGATAATTTTTTAGAATATTTGAATGGCGAATTTGTGAGAACTACTATTCCAAACTCGTCAAACGTTCCTTTATGCAGACTCATAGACATAGTATATATTAGACGGACTAAATTAGAAATTATGTATTACGATACACTTGAAGACTGGAAATGTAAAGAATCAACAGTTGATTGTACACACTCACTATTTTATTTGTCAAAAAATGGGCTACATATTCAATATTTACCCGAAGGGTACACACAAGAAGAACTTTTAGATCTTATTTTACAAAAAAAATTTAAATATCTCGATGAACGTCTTACAACAAACGAAAAAATATTAAAAAATATAGAAAGATCTTACCATTTTCAAATGAGGGGGTGGAAACTCGTATTTTAAGTATACTGTAAAGTACCTTGTTGAACCACCATGCTTCCAATAGGACCAGCTTGCTGAATAGCACGAATAGATCCAGCGGTATTGGCTCCTTGTGCAGGTGTAAGACCTGCTGTGACTACAGTAATTTGCTGTGCCGAGGATTGTTGCGAAAGAATATATCCCTGACTATACACAAGAGGAGACGCGGGACCCTGGATGTTTGCTGCGACATTGGCAGGAGATGGTGCAAAGTTTGGATTGCCACCTGATTGCGGTACAGTAAAGAAGTTTGGATTACCGCCTGATGCCGGTACAGTATAGAAGTTTGGATTACCGCCTGATGCCGGATAAGATGGGTTGGTTCCTCCATTTGGGTAAGTTGTCGGATAATATGGGTTGGTTCCTCCATTTGGGTAAGTTGCCGGATAATATGGGTTGGTTCCTCCATTTGGGTAACTTGCCGGATAATATGGGTTGGTTCCTGAATTTTGGTTATATCCCGGATAATATGGGTTGAAGTTACCACAGCATAAAACGCAGTTATACTGACAGTTATTGCAACTGCCGCTGTAGTTTGAATACCCTGGATTGCAGTATGATGGTGATGGGCCTACATACGAGAAGTTTGGATTGCCACCTGATGCCGGTACAGTATAGAAGTTTGGATTGCCACCTGATGCCGGTACAGTATAGAAGTTTGGATTACCGCCTGATGCCGGTACAGTATAGAAGTTTGGATTACCACCTGATGCCGGATAATATGGGTTGGTTCCTCCATTTGGGTAACTTACCGGTATATATGGGTTGGTTCCTCCATTTGGGTAACTTACCGGTACAACTGGGTTGGTTCCTGTATTCGTAGGAGGGTTTGGATTCGAGGTGTTTGCTGAACCAGTTGAAATAGTTAAGGCTCCAGTTGATTGTGCTCTGTTCCATAAGGAGAAATATCCCTGTTGCTGTGCTTGACTTAGTAAAGTTTGAAGTGTAGGTGATGATAAAGCGCCTGTTCCAGTGAGAAAAGCTAGAGTACGAGTTCTTAACTTGTCACTTTGGATATTTCCTCCAGCGCTAACTGGACCAGTGTTCCCTAAAGGATCTCTATAAAATGCACTGGGTTGTGTACTTGTGTTTGTCATATTTCCAAGTTGAATATTTATACCAGCTGGGGCTCCGGAGAGGGTTCTTCCTATACCACCAATCTGTACAGTCTGCTGAATAGATACAGAACGCAACTGCGCCATTTTACTATTTATAAAACATAATATATTTTTATTATGGATTTAACCACATTTATACATGATACAAGATATTCCCGTATAAATACGCTCGATCCGGACCCGAGAGAGTTTCCCCTCTTTTACAAAGCGAAGAAGTATGAATATTATCTCAACTCAGGTGAGAGATTATTTATACCCAGAAATTGGTATCATTTTGTTGAATCTGAACCCGATCCTGATACAGGACTGAACGTTGCTGTGAATTTTTGGTTCGTGGAAGATACACATATGGGTGTTAGAGTAAAACGCCATACTATATCATGCAAAGACGTCTTTGAAGATATTGGACAACGACCCTTAAAATGCTCGAAAAGCCGTGATAATTGTTTCCTGTCGACGAACCAGGCTCACTGGTATCCGGATAAAACATTTGGATGGGAAACGTTTTCTTTAGATGATTTTTTAGAAATAAATAACCCACAATATTATGTAGTTCAGAATAAAATTGAAAATTCAAAGTTAAATATTGATGAAAATTTTCAGATAATCTCAACAAATATTTGGATAAATAGAGGAAATTGTAGAACATCCATGCATGAAGATGGTGAAGATAATTGGTTATGTCAAGTGAGTGGACGGAAACGGATTATTTTATTTCCACCTTCTGAAAGACCAAATTTATATACTTATAATCCTTATCCATCATATTTTATAGACTCTGTTAAAAATGCTTTTAACACAGTTCCCACGTTTTTTAACTTTGACCATCAAATATCAAATGAACTTGTGAATAAAATACAATCGTATGAAGGAAAGGTTATTTCCAGTCCCGAGTTGTCTGATATATATAGTAGAGCTCTTTTGAGATATCAATCGCATCTTAAAAAACAGGCATGTGAACTCACATATATATTAGATGTTCCTTCTGTTAATTTCAGAGTTGTTCGAGTTCATTGTTTATCAGAAATCGTACCATTGCCTAAAAATATGGATTACACATTCATATTTTGTTTATCAGATTGTAATGTAAATATAGGAAGATGTGCTCACAGACTCCTCAAAGGAAGTGTGCATGCTTCACCGGGGACTTTCGAGTGGCCTATTAAACTAGGTACAGGTGCGTATGTTTTACCAACAAAAGAAAATATTACAGAGATAGAAGATGGACCTGGTGTTTGATTTTTCAAACATGATATCACCAGAATTATGCAAAAAGATGATAATAAAATTCGACAATGAACCTCGAGTCAAGAAATATCAATCAGAAGACTGCCTGCATATTTCACAATTTTTAGAATGGGATGAAATTATGGATGAATTGAAACCAAAACTTGAAGAATTTATAGAAATGTTCAAAAAACACTGGTATTCTAAATGGCCCGGGGAAACGCCGGAGAATTCCTCCATATATTCGTACAATTTAAAAAATGGAGAAACTCTTGTTATACGTAAATTGAACACAGGTGGTGTATGGGAATGTCCTTTTCACGTAGAAGGCAACCTTGAGAGATTTTGTGCTTTTTATATTTGTTTGAGTGATGAAGGTGAAACTGATTTCATCCATAAAAAAATAAAGTCTAAAATTGGCAAACTTGTTATGTTTCCAGCAACATGGCACGATGTATATAGTCATATAAACTGTGAAGGACGATATATGCTTACAGGGTTTTTTCATAGAGCGTTGCCAACATGCTGAAAATAAAAAATTAAACCACTGTAATGGACTTGGTATTTTCTATACCCAACCATTTGGATAATGATTTTTGTAATGAAATTATTCAAAGATTTGAGGACGATCCACGCAAGGTCCCAGGACAAGCTGGTGGGGCTTTCAAACCACATGTTAAAATATCAGCCGACCTAGCACTTGCAGGTCTTGAAAACTGGGCAGACGTTGCATTAAAACTTCAAGAAAAACTGTTCGATGGTTATAAACAATATGATATTTTTCTAAAAGATAAATTTGCTGGTTATGATTTATCTAAATCTATCCAGCATACAGGCTGCCAAATTCAAAAAAGTGGGTCGTACAAATGGCACGAAGACTCCAATTTTATGGAAGGGTATATAAGAACGACAACTTTTATTTGGTATTTGAATGACAAACCAGTAGAAAGTGGAACTGGTTTTTATTACAAAACCGAAAAACCTGAAACTGGTAAACTAATCATATTTCCAGCTACATGGACTTATATTCATTGTGGCTTTCTGGCGGAGAGTAAATACATAATTACTGGCTGGACGTGGGTGAAAATTGATCAATAACAAGACCATTGGATAGTTGAGTAAATGTGATATTTGCATTCGACTGATGCACTGGGAAAGAATTACTCAATGAATTTGAGTATATTAAAAATACGTTTGAACATATATTAGCAACGCACAACGATGGATAAGCCCCTTCTAAATCGAGAACTTTAGGCAAATTATCAAAATGCAACAAATAAGAGACTGCAGGAAACGAAGAATCACGTTCTCTGCAGGTTTTACCCTTACGTATAAGTTTTTGGTAAGAAATCTTACCACATGCTCCGCATGAAGTTAAAGTACATGGCTCTACAGTTTTACCGTTTACTGTTATTGATCCGTTTGATATATCAAAATGAGTCATGTATATATATTCAAGATATTTCTTTTAGAACAAAACCGTATTTATTTGGTACTACAGTCAGCTGAGACGAACAATTTGATAGAATAATAGAGTTGCTTGCTGAATTAGAATATATAGTAAAAAGTTCATCTTTAGGAGTCAGAAATGAAATCTGTGGGTATGGACCATATGCTACATGCTGAAAAGGTAGGTTTGGTGGCATACTTCCGTGCTTAACAACAGAAGCTGGAAACCAGTCATCACGAGGGGTTACACCGTTACTGAGTTTAAAAAGATCTTCATATGAAATTTGACCACAAACATCGCATGTTTCTAAACAAAACATATTTGATGTTTGACCATTTACAGTTAATGTTCCATCTGTCATGTCCAAGTGAGCCATTAATTTTACGTGGGAAAAAAATCAAATCGCTAGCCCCCACGCCGTTCCTGAAGGCTCCCAAGGGTTTTCACGGGCGCGGGTCCACCTCGGATCCTTGGCGAATATTCCATTCGATTGTTCATTCGCATCGACCCATATGGGTTCTTTGACTTTTGAGAGAACCTTATT